AAGAGCGGGGTCTATTTGACCAATATAAGTTAGATTAGTATCTGTAGTTTCTATTTTGAAAATATAGATCTTAAATACAGCGGCAATTTCTGAACCTGAATTGGGATGTTCTGAAACAGAAAAACATAGATAGTCGGAGGACCCACCAGTTACCATCCATGAGTCTATAATTATACTACCTATACCTCCAACAGTGGGTGCGGTTAAAACATCAGATCTTGTGACGCCGGCAGCAGTAAAATCCAAGGCACATTGAGTAGAACTCACCGTCTGTAAAGATTTGTCAACTTGATATTTGAAAACTTCGAAAACATTTGTAGAATTTGCTGAAGGCCACACAGTGTAAGCAGCGTCCGTATCAGCATCCAAGGCCCTGGTTTGAGAAGGAACAGAGTGACAATCTATTCCGGCAACAGGATTAGACTGTAGCGTGGCAGAACTCGACCAAGAACCTGTCCCCTTGTTTACATAGATATATCTGTGTTGTGACGTATTATAAGCATGATCCCAAATGGCCCAAACTCTATCCGCATTTTCAGTAAGATAATATGCTGAAGAAAATCTGTAATTAACCTCGTAAGCTGTGTGAGAAACAGAAAAACTATCTTTTCTTATAGTAAAAAATCTATTAGTGGGATAAGAAGTGCTGCTTTCAACATCTAATTGAACACCGAATATATAATCATCATTTTGACTTAAAAAGTAGGCAAACAAACAGTCTATTCCATATACAGATGTATTTATAATTTCCTTAGATGTCAAACTTACTTTGTGAAGATACATAGCTCCGCCATAACCATAAGGAACTAGATAATATCCTATATCGGAGTCAACATTATCTACTAAAAAGTTAGCCCCATAAACATGGTTACCAGAACGGCGGCCTCTTAAAAACCAGCAAGAAGACTGTAACCATTCATCCGTCTGTCTAGTGGCCAAAGTAACATCCACTACCCCAGTCATAGTATAAGCACCTTGAGAAGTATCTGTGCTAAGTGTCATATTTTTAAAGGGCACGGGATATAAATTATTTACATCGTAAACAGCCCTATTAATAACTAAGTTATCTTTTAAAAGAACGACTGGTAAGGTATAGCCGCCCTTGTGATCTAAATTAGCTAATTTCGCCATTATGCTCCTCCATTTCGTATTTTATAAGTTTCTTCTAAAAAACTAATGTAGTCTTCGTCGGATAAAACTGAACGGGCCCCGTCTAATAAACTGACATATGCTGTGGCTGTCATGAATTGCACGTCTTCTAATTCAAAGGACGCCGCTTGTTTTACTTGTTGATTTTTTTTCTGTTGGTTTGGAGACGTATCTGATTTTTTGGGTTTAGTCTTGGTTTTAGTATCCGTCTTTTTCTGCGTGCCCTTGGGCGGACCGGAGGAAGGTGTGCCTGAAGGAACTGGACCGGTTTGTCCTGCCGCCTTGGCTTGCTGCCAGGGCGATCCCAGTATACCAAACGTACCATCTTCCACAAGTGGCATTTCCTCTGTCATGTTACGCAGCTCGTTTGGATAATCGAAACCTAAAGCCTCTAAAGATGTTCTATAACTCAGCATACGTCTGTCAACCAACTGTGCTAGAGTATTCATGTAAAGGATGGTGTCTAATAGTATACCATCATCCCATCTTACTTTTGGAAAACGCTCGAACCCCATAGCTTCTGCTATTTGTTGGTACTCCCGATAAATCCATCGAGTTACTTCTCTACGAGCATAGTTGATTTCTTCAGTTAATCCTTTAATAAGTAGATCAACTTCCGCAGAGTTTAAATCTCCTCCGCCATCAATCAGTGCTCTGGAGATAGCTAAACCTGTAGTGAGGTCATCGTTTACCTGATCATATTTAGCTTGTCCCAAAATTTTATCAATTTCAGGAGAAACTATTTTCTGTACATCTAGTGTGTGATTCCATACTACATCAAAAGATTTACTAGGTGTATTGAATAACTGTGCCACAGCCTCCAGCTCTGCCTGGCCTGTAACAGGATATTCATCATTACCAATAGTGATCTTCAATATATAATTTGTGATACCATCTAGTGTACTTAAATCTGCTTGTTTTAAAGAATTCTTGTATTCTATTGTATCAAAAATCTTTAAAGTTCTGGGACGAGCATAACGTTCATAAGGCATCTTTTTGTAATTAACATGCCCGACCAGACGTTCGTCTAATTGATATTCACCACCTTTTTCGGCGGCTGCTTTGAGATCTGAGGGTAATGATTTAATAAGTTCTTTTTCTTGCTCTGTTAATTTAGAGCCTTCTTTCTTTAATAAATCACTTAGTTCTGTTGGTAGTGTAATTTTAGTAGAAACATTATTGAATAGAAGGTTACCTTCGATAGTAACCAAGGTAGGATTAAGTACCGTATAAGCTACAGGTAAGTGCCCTTTAGACCAAATCTTTTTGGCGGCCGCGGTTTCTTTACCTGACGCCTTTTTAGTAGATGTTTTCTGTCCAGGAATAGGTGAAAGATACGACACACGTGGCTCATATTTAGCAAGAACCTTGTATGTATGTACAGTACCTACCTTAAAGAAATCCAAATATATCCATTCAAGTAGTTCTTCAAATCTCGTATCAAATACCCATGTGTCATACCAAAGTTTGATTTGCTCATCATCAATATCATTCTCGAACCCTTTAGCTGCTAAATTAGCAAGAAGGTTTGTAGCAGTGCCTACCAAGGGTTGTACGTTATAATATTTTATAGCCCGCTCATACGAAGTAATAGGTTCTTCTTCATACGGATCGGCTTTAATTAAATCTAAATTTGTTCTTTGTACATAGTCGCGTGTAATGGTAGCGGCTCGTTCCCTTCCTCGAAAGACACGTGGGGTTACTCCACCCTCTTCAAGAAAAGCCAAACTTTTCTTCGTGGGCTCTAAGTAAAAAGTAGAACTTCCAGACTTATCATCAACTTCGATAGATCTGATGCCCACGTCAGGATATTTTTCCTGTAGGGTCGCAGTAATTTTATTAAGTGTATCTTTTTTCATGAGTTAAAACTCCTATGGGTTTACGTCTTTAATACTGTCCTTTCTTCCAATAATGGAGTCCACTCCACTATAAGTTGCCTCACGCCCAAAGCGTGATCTTGTGTAGTCGTCCTGCCAGCTGTCGACACCGGAGACCGTAGCCCACCAATTTTCGCCAATATGGTCAGGAGTATTATTGTTATCAAATCCAGGCATAGTTTAATCTCCTATTTCGGTAATTGACCTTTAGGTTTATTTACAACTTGTTTACCTTTGATATTACCGTCGTCTAATCGCATAAGGAACTTAGCAATACGGCGGTCACCGAACCACCATGTTACACATGAAACGGTTAAATAAATAACTATAGAAGTTACTTGATTATAAATGTCCAAAGCTTGTTGAGAGGTCATATTGGCACCGACTTGCTGTAAAATACCATAAGCAGTCCAGGTTAACCAAGTAGTGACAGCTGTTAGATAAAGAGTAAGTCCAGGACGCATGCTGCCTTTAAGAACGTCCACGCTACCCAACAACATGGCCAATAGTACAGCAACTGGTGTAGCTATATAGCTTAACCAACCCTCTACTGAAAATAATTTGTCTATCCAGGAATCTGAAAAAGATTGTTTATTGCCTTCTGTTTGCGATGCTTTGTAAGCCTCTGAATCAGCTAACTCGACAGCACCACTGATCTTAGCTTCTGTAATTTTAATAGCGGCGTCAGTTTTAGCTCCAAGCTCTTGAATCTTAAAACTGTACATAGCTTCGTCATGTTCGTTCTTAAGTTTCTGAGTTTTAAAATTAGACCAAGCGGTAATAATATTACCAACCAATCCTGTAACGCCACCTAAGATAATATCCCAAGGCATAACTTATTCCTCCTTACTTATCCGTATCCAAATGCTTACTGTCATCAGCATCACTTGGTTCAAACAAAGATGTGCGAGCTGCCAGTCTTGCTGTAATTAAAGATATAAAACCACCACCCATAAAAGCCAGCCCTTCTGTGGCTCCTATATATGGTTCACCAGCACTGTCCATCTTAAAAAACATACCGTATGTAATTATAGTAGAATACAGTATCAGTAGTTGATACTTAACAGACGCTACATTACGTAACATTTTCTGGGTCCAAAGGTCCCAGAAAGAACGGTCAAATATCGAAATTTTTTCATAATTACAGTGACCACAAGACATGAGACACTCCCTACAAAAAATAAGGTTAGTTTATTACTTTACTTTCTTTTTTAATACAGCTGAGTGTATAGGCGGTTTTCCTACACTAGGCCCCATAGCAGTCAGTGGGTCAAATGTAGCACCAGGACGTCGCATTCTAATCATACCACCAGCGTTAAACAGTACCGGCTCGTGATCTTCTTCAAGCTCTTTCTCAACCATTCTAGTACCATGGGCTGCTAATATAAGTGCAGAATACAAGTCCTTATTTTGTCCTTTTACAGGTGTGTCAAAATGAAGAATACCTGTAGCAGTTTGTGTTACTATTATATTAAGAAGCTGTGATTTCAATGTGTTTACATTTTCATAAGCTTTGCCTTCAAGATCTAACGTAGATCCTATAGGTGTTTCTGGAAATAACAACTTTCTATCTTCAAACATAGCTTTAGTAGTGAAGTTGGCATCCGATATCCATGCTGGATTAAACGTCACCATTTCTAATATATGACGCCCCTCTAAATGTCTATGGTCTTCATTAGTACGATCGATAATCGGGGTTCTATCGTCATATCCTTCTTCTAATAAGTCACAGATGGCTTTACCACCACCACCCTTATCCATAAAGATTCTAACTATGTTATACTTGTCACAGATATCCTGAATCGCCATGGTCAGTTCCTGTGTTGTTTTAACCTTTAATTCTAAAACGTTTACAATTTTGTGGCCCGCGGGAGACATTCTAATTATAATAACACCGCAGCTTGCTTTACCACCTTGGTTAGGGTCAACTCCTAAAATATACTGACCAGTAGAATCTCCCCTCAACTCCATACTAGCACCACTACCATGAGTACAGGCGTCCAACAATGAGGCTTTAAAAAATCCTTCTGAATCAGATATCATGGCCGCTTCGTATTCCATTCTGAATTCAGAATTAGACATTACACGACGAGCTTCAGCAATGTTGTTTTTATCCAAAAAGCCTTCTGGTAAATCCCAGTGAGGGACCTGCCATACAGAGTAAGGGCACCACTCACCATTGGCATCCGCACGTTCCATTTGGGCCCAATGGTCTCTCATACGACGCCACATATGATTAAATTTATAATAACCAGATGAGGTCATTACCATCTTGTTAACTGTCTCTTCCTCAAAATCCTCTTCAGTAGCAAGTCCTAATTCTATCAACCTGCGTTGTTGTTCTATACGACGCACTCTTTCCATAGGAGCCAAAGATGTAGCACCCATAGGACGAACTACCATGTCTAGGGTCTGGTCTGGTACTTGGGCTAACTCGTCAACTACGATTAAATAGAAACGAGAACCACGAATCTTATTACCATCACCCAAAGGTAGAGCTTCGATATACGATGGTGTCATACCGCCCATAGATTTAAATTTTAAATAACATGTGTCTGAGCCGCGGGTAGGTTTTTTCTCTACGGCCTCTCGAAGGATGGAAGATTGTGCGTACAACTTTTCAACTTCAGAAAATATCATTTTGGACTGACGAAAAACTGGGGCTATTAGACCAACACGATAACCAGGTCTAAGTAGACAGCTTAAAGCTGTCAATACACCTAGAGTAAATGTTTTACCAAAACCACGACCAGCTACTACAATGACGTAGTTCTTAAACCACATATCCTCAAATACCAAACGCTGGATAGGAGCAAAGTCCACACCCAGCAGGTCGTAAGCAGCTATACAAGGATTGTCCATATAGAACTTAATTAAATCTGTACCTCGTTCGAGGACTTCCTCATAGTGTTTTAAGTTTTTTCTATTATTCATCCTCTCTGCGGTCTTTAACATCGGCATCATAACGATTGCCGGTATAACCGCTTCTTTTCTCCTCCATTTCTTTTTGTTCCTGGCGGAGCTTGGTCATCTTTTCCTGCATAGCCCGTTTCTTTTCTTGGGTAAAATTAAATGCAAGATCCACAATAGAAAATCCTTTAAACTCGTTAGGATTAACTCTGTCTTTACGACGAGAAGACAAACTCTCTTTTATCTTCTCATTTTTCTTAGACAATTTTTCTACTGCAGCAGCTATGTCTAACTGCCTATCAGTATTAGATTTACTTCCCTTTAATAACCTGAATTCCAGTACACGATTTTTAGCTAAGTCCATTATATCATCCATATCACTAGATGACAGATCGTCCAAATCAAAGTCTGCTGTATAGACATCTACTAAATCGTGATACATCTTGAGTTCGTCATCATCAAAAATATCGCCGAACGGTAATACCTCTTTTAACATCTTTTTGGGAGCCGGCGGATTTTTTGGTCTTCCTGGTCCTGCCATTATAATACCTCTTTAAGAAACTCCTCTGGATCTAAACCATTTAGTTCACAGTATTCTTTAACTAAATAAATAAGTTCTGGTGTCATAGAGTGACTAAAAAATTCAATATTATGCCCACAGGTAATTTCTATCTT